TCTACTACTCTTGTTTCCATTTCTTTATAGAAAAACTTAGACATTTGATTAAGACTACTAGCAAGCTGACTCATGCCACTTGCCTGCTGTTCAAACATTCCTGCTTCCGCTGAGGCACTTGGTCTATAGCTTGGACTTAATAGTTCTCTTTGTAATTTTTTTCTTACTGCCATCTAAAAAAACCTAATTCCTTGTGGAGCTGTAAAATTCATACCTCCACCTGCTGTGTTAAATACACCACCACTAATAGCACGAGTCTGACCTACTCTCATAACACTACTCATACCTGCTGTATTTATTTGTGAAGCATTACCAGCAACCCCTGCTCCAGAAATACCATTAGAACCTCCTAGTCCACTAAACGCACCAGATAATCCTGCTTGCACTCCTGCCATTACTAATCCTCCAAGTGCTTCACTTCGAGCTTGAGATGCCGCCATCCGACCTCTGTACTCTAAGTATCCTGCTTCTCTGTTCGCTTGTTCTACCGCTAACAATGCATCCATCTCAGTTATACCAAAGTCTAGCGAGGCAGGTCGTAATACTTGTTGTCTACTTACTGTCTGAACTGACCCTATTGTAGGAATTACAGAACTTGCATAACCCCCTGCTATATTGGATGCAAGAGCCGCTTTGGTACGTCTTAGTATTTCATTGCCTTTTTCTTTAGCTTCTACTGCTTCTACTCTGCCCTGTAATCTTCTGTTACGAGCTTGGGCATTATAAAACTCTTTTTCGGCTTTTCCTGCTGCTACAGTGCTTCTGTACTGCAATGCAGACATAACCAAACCAATTCCACCGAATACTGCTGACGCACTCATTGACTACCACTCACATTGTATTCCAAACTAAGTAAAGTAAAAAATAAAGGCTTAGTCTGGGAGATTTCTATTTGTGCCTCTGTACTATATCCTAATATCGGAGTCACTCTCTTTCTTCCTGAAAATATTGTTTCGGCTGCGTCTAATGTATACGGAAATTGTTTTAGCGGAACTTCCTTGCCATTGATTGCAATATTCTGAGTTTTAAATAAAACAGGGTTAGCATCAACAATTCTTTTTTTGCGACCTACCATAGTGCCAGAAGATAATCGAGGCTCTGCCGGTAATGTCTTAGCTAACACGTCATAATGCAATCCAACCTCCACATAAGTTGTTGGTATTTGGTCTATCGTTATTTCCCCGGAAACAACTTGTCTCGTACCCAAGAATATATCATCCCTAATAACTTCGACAGTTTCGCCTTCCAAGTGTGTAAGACCGGAAACTGTTGTTGAGGTAGGCTTAGACCCATCGCCACTCCCATCAAAAAGCTGAAAGCTAGCATCAGTAGTTCTGTCATCATCTAGTAACTCCAAGTAATATTTAGTTGATTCTACAAAATTAGTTGTCGCTAGTCTAGTAGAATCCTCTGTTGTAACAGTTAAATTGTTAGATCCAGACACATCCCTTACAACAGTAACAACATTAGCAGAGGGATTGGCTACTGTAAAACCTGATACAGCATTCAATGCCGTATATATATTATCAGCAGTTGTGTCATTGTTTGCGTTTGGTCTAAAAAAATGTGTGTTTCCACTTGGCGAACTCGGTGAACCACTACCAGCTGCCTCTGATTGTAACGTAATAACAGTGCCGTCATTTTTTGTAAAGGTAAGTTTTGTTCCTACTGCAATGTTTGCATAATCAGTAACTGTAATAGTTGCCGACACACCTGTTGCAATGTCTCTTTTTACAACAGCATAAATGTCGTTTATGTCTACCGAACAATCCTCAAACACTCCGTCAGTAATAAACTCCGAAGGTGCAACAACCTTTTGTGTTCTATGTATAGAATATGCTGCCATAGTGCCGTCAGTTCCGTTGACTATAATTAGCAAGTCGCCATCGTCAGTTGAGGTGGCTCGTCTGAACGTAATCTTTACCGGACTTTTAAGAAGGTGGCTAGATAGTAAGGATATATTATTAGATTGATAGGATAACTCCACGTCACTAAATAAAAATTCTCGTAAGGCTTTTCCAGATCGCTGTAAGAATATCGTACCCCCCTCAGCAGCAACAGGCATGATGTTTTCTTTTGAGCCTGATTTAGTCGCAGCTTTGAGTGTTAAGTTTCCTGGTGTAATAGGTTGGCTGTCAGCTTGCTGAACATACCATTCATTTCCCGTTGTAAATATTTGTAAGTCACGTCCAGATCGTAAGCCGGTAATAGCGTTAACAGTATCCGATGACAATAAGGCGAATATAGCGTCATCGTCCAGTCCCTCTGACTCAAGAAAATTAAAGAAGTCAGAAATCTTGCTACCAAACAATGCCGAAGGTAAACTCTTAGATCCACCAAAATATAATCGACCCTCATGAAATACTGCACTTCTAGGAAAACCTCTATCGGCACTAAATACGTCCTCATAACCAAATTCTAATTCGTAACCACTTTCGGCTGACGTACTATAAAACGGAACCTCTACATTAGTTTTTACTTTAGTAGATGATTCAACCTCAATAATTTTAGCTCGACCAAATCCATTAAGATATTGTATATATTGTCCAACCATACTTGTAATTGTAAATGTCGAAGTGTTATCTGGTTGCGTAGTCCAATTCTCTGAGACAGTGGCTACTTTGGTTGAGTGTACATAATCCGATATAATTCTAGTTTGTCCAGAGCCGGTACCTCCCGTAATCTTAATAGTTGACCCATTATAAATATCATCATTACTTGAGGCTCCACTATGTAACGTAATTGTATTAGAGCCACCGGCTTGAGCGGTATCGCTTTCACCATCATGAAATACATGAGCTGAGGCTGTGACATCGGCAGTGCCGTCAATAGACGATGCCGTTAATGTTCCAGAAGGCGTAGTCTTATTTAAATCAAATGCATGTTTGGGTGACGTTAATGAAATAGTTGATGCTGTCCATGCCGTATTGCTTGCACCTCTTACAATCTTAATAGGTGCTAAATCCTCATTAATAATTATGAGTGTGTCTGCTGATTGCGTAAAGGATATCTTGTCAAATGAGATATTACCAAAAGAAAGGGTAAGGTAATTGTTTCCAGATCCGTTGATATTGGCAACTAATGATCCATTGTTAAAGACAAACATGCGAGTATTGTTACTTGATGCAGTTGATAGTTTTACAAATACTAACATAAAAGAATCAGTAGTCGAAAATTCAAAAGGAATAAGTCTTATACCTTGTTGAGCTGTTATGCCAGAACCTAAGTGAGACGTAATATCTAAAAGAAATTGTGTGCCTGGTCTACGTTCAATAGCTCCTTGTGGAATACATACAATGTTTGTTGCCTTCTCTAATGCGTTCTGATATTGAGATATTTCAACCCGACCCTTAACAAGTGGATCGAACTCACCCATAGTGAATGAGGATTGATACTGAACTATCCTCGACATTAGTTTCTAACTTCCGTAAGTAGATATTGAGCAATAACAGGTGGCGATTCACCTGCACCATCTAAATTAATAGCTGTTCTAAAGTATCCACCTCTGTTGTTCTCAGCAACAGTACCGAGTGCTATCTGTTTATAATACGCACCCTTTTCGGTTTGATCCGTTATTGGCTCTGCTAAGTTCCAAGTTAACATATAGACAAGGAGTTGAATAAAATAAGTGGGTAGCTTACCCTCAACGATGTCTTGCTGATAATCTACAAATATCTGGTCTCGGTCTGTTAAAAGTGTTTGTCCTTGAATGGTCCAATCAATTATAGATGGCGAGCCTCGACTACCACTTGCAAATACTGTCCTTGGCACACTGTTCAACATATCAGGGGGGAGGGCGTATTGATATTGAAAATGTGCTGTTGGTGCTGTGGATAATCGAGAAAGCTCAGCCTTCTTTAAAGAAAAACTCCAGGGATACATGCCGAGAGTCGTTGCTTTAACTTTTGGATATATGATTGAGCATGCATTACCGACAGCGGTTCCGTTAGTAAAATTTGATATTGTGTCAGCTCCTAATAAAAGCAAAGCCTGATTTGCTATGCTGACTTGAGTATCTCCGGCTGCCATAAAAAATTCCTTAATTAAAAGTAGGGAGCCTAAGCTCCCCACAGTTTACTATTTAGTCAGCGTCAGCAACACTAATTGCTGTTCCGTCACTCACATCGACTACACCAGAGGCGTTGCTTAAAACAACGACTAAAGATGCAGTAGGTGTATTTGAGTCATGAACATAAATTAGATCACCAACTTTTACTTCATCAGATACACTGTTGAAATAAGCTGCTGTATTAACAGTTGCGATAGCATCAGTTGAAGTGTACGACCACATTTGCGGCGCACTACCTCGTTTACTCATACCACCAATCGGGTTCCAACCCGCTCTTGCGAATGCCATATAATTACCTCCTAAGACTCTCTACAAGTTACTTTTACTAAACCGGCAGTATCGATCACCGCAGCACCGGCAGAGTACATCGCACTCACTAAGAATGAAGTTTTCTCAGGAATGTAATTTACTTCCACTTTTGGAGCTACAGAAACACCACAGCCTGTTGATGACTTATGAAAGAAGAAAGTATTTCTATCACTACTTCCATCAATAGCTAAAGAGCCTTCGTCTCTATCACCTACGATATGAAACTGAAAACCCATCATAGTGTTTAGTTCACCAGCAACAAGTGCTTTGATGTTTTGGAAATCACCACTAATAGCTCTTTCATCACCAAGTAGACCTGCTAGGTTATTCGCATGAATAACTGCATGTCTGTCTGTTGGAGGAACATTAGCTGCATCAAGAGCTTTCTTAGCTGCAATGATTTTACCAATGTTTAAGTCACTAGCAGCTGCTGAGCCAGAAGTTACTACAGTGTTAGCAATAGTAGTTCCTGGAGACGCTGCCTCCATAACATCGATTATTATTTGATCTTCTCTACGAGCAATCGCTTTACCAACGACTTGAGCCAACTCTTGTCTCTCATCGAAGTTTACTTTTGCTTGATCGAAAATATCGCTATATTCAGCTGCTATGTAATCTGTCATAGTCGCTGTTACTGATCCGAATGTAGTGTTTAATGGAACAACGTCTGTTTGAGGTGTTCTTACTGAAGATACACCTTTTCCGATAGTCGGAAATTTAACAGTAGAGCCACTCACATTAGTTCGCATACGGACAGCATTTCTTAATACCGCATCACCTTGATAAGCCTGTTTTACTTCAGCCTCAAACAAAGTAATAAATGCAGTTGATAATCCTGTACTCATTTGTACTCCTTATAAAAGTTAAATATAAAAACTAATCGCCTATCGGTTATTGAAAAAATTCAGCCTTGGCTACAAGATTACGTTCTTGCAACGACTCATTTCTGAGTAGCCAAACCCGCCCTGAAAGGGTTGTGAGTTAATAGTATATTTATAACTTTTTTTTAGATAATTTTCAAGTCGAACTTTTTCCAAAATAAACAACCGGACTTTTATAGGTATTTAATCTGCGTTTATTATTCGGAAATCGTTCTCCACCACAATTCTGTAAAGGTATTATGTGAATTGGTTTTTTGCTTTTCATTTATCTTTTAGCTCGATTATAAGAACGAGATACCACTTGCAGATTTGATGAGTTGTTGTTCTGTGGATTACCATCTTTGTGGTCAATATCCTTTCGGTCACCTTTTCTGACTAAACCTTTTTTCATCAACAACCTGCGGTTTTTATTTCTCTTGACTCTATCTTTTTTTTGTTGCGAGTTAGATTGAAATTTTTGGTATTCGTTCTTATAGTTCCTCATCTTTTGTCGTAATACTCCACAAACTTACGTTCTACGTCCTTACGGAATCTTTCGTCATTAGCATAGCGAGGATCGGCAACTAATGCTTTCAGCTCATCCTCATCCATACGCTGACCTTCTACTGTAGCAGTTGGAATCTCACGTTCTCCCATCATACCTCTAAATTTATTTAGAAGTCTTTGACCAGAGGCTGTGCCACCCCATACCTCAAGCTCATTGTAATCGTCCTCGGATAACACACCCTTGCTAACTAAACCTCTACCCCATTTAACATTAGACCCAATAATGTTATCGGCATTTTCTCCTAGTTTCTGTTTTTCTTCTTTGATGTGTATCTCCTCACCTTGTTGAGCCTCCATACCCATCTCAGCAATTTTACCTGCCAATTCATCGAAAGCGTCCTGTGGTACATTGTTAGCCTTACTCCATTCTTTAAACGTATTCACTACAGGGTCGTCCTCAGCAAACCCCATTTCTTTTACATTGTCTAAATTATATTCTTTAGGAGCTTTACCATTGCCAGAGTGAAATTTCTTTTCAAGTTCTCCGTATGCCTTGGCTAAACCTTCAACGTCTGGACCATCCTTCTCATCCCAGAATTTTTCTGGAAATGTTTCTGGTCTAGTAAATTCAACCTGGTCAATATTGTCGGCATCGTAAACTTCGTCTTGTTTACCTGTTGGCATACCATCATCAACAACTTCTTCAGCTTTCTGTTCAACGTCAGCCATCAAGCCTTTTGATTCGTCAGTTTGTTGTTCTGGTGCTTGTTCCGTTTGTTCTTCTTGTTTTGTTTCTTCATTCTCGATCATAATTTGCCCTCCTCATTCTGGTTAATATATCTCGAATAATAGTATTCTGACCATCTCGGAACCACCCATAGCTCGCCTCATAACCTGGACTCCATGTCGGAGTATCGAGATAAGTAGTCTTAAGATGTATCAGTAATTTTTTCCCATCTTGCGATGAAAAAACTCTTTGATATAGTTTATCTAATTCTGTTGGTTCTATTCTTTGGTTAGGGTTGGGTGTTGCATCTAAGCCTTCCCAACCTGGACTATTTATGTTTTTTTGTTGTTCGTTTGTTGCTTTCATTTTTTTTTACCCTCCATAGTGTTGGTTCATATCCCCCATAATTTAAAGTCATCACTGCTCCTCCTGCGGTGGTGCTTGCTGTGCCTGTTGCTGTTGAGCCATCATCTGAGCTTGCTCTGCCATGACTTGTTGCATTTGTTGTCGTTCTTCATAGGTAGTTCTAATATCTGCCGGTATACCCATAGCATCCGCAATATAATCGGCAATCATTTCAACCTTAATAGTCATCTGACCTGTTGGTCCAAGAGAGCTGGCTATTTGTGCGTATTGCATAATTTGATTTACCTTAGTCATATTGCTTGCCATTGCGAGTTCGCCTATCGGCTGTATCTTAACTTGTAGTCCGTTTACCTTTAGTGGTAATTGAATAATGCCGAGTCCGTCCATAACTTCTAGAGTTCGTCTTACTACAGGATACATAGTCTCATTAATCAATCGACCAAAGGCAGCTCCTAAGTTTTGCGATAGCTGTTTCATTCTCTCGGCAACCTCAAGTGCAGTTCGAGCTGACATAGTGTCTGGTGGCAAGGATTCGTCTAACATAATTTTCTTAATATTCAATCGTAAATCATTAGCTACAATCTGAGATAACTGTGGATCGCCTGAACGTGGTAAAGGTTGTAAGTCAGCACCCCTCGGTCCTCCGTTTGAGTTGACTGGTATGATCGCACCAGGTACCAGGTTAATTGAGCCAGGATTAATTACTCCTGTATCTACAGCCGTATATACACCTGCAATCGTTAGTGACGCATTCTTCAGTGTTAACTCAAGAACTCTGTTTAAAGTTTTGATATCAGGTAATGCAGTTAGAACAGGACCTCGACCATATCTTTCGTTAGCCGCTTTCATGTAACGTGCTACGATCCAGGGAAACGATTTTAAATCTCTATAGACAAGTTCATGTTTACCATTATAGTCAACAATCTGATAATGATATCTACCTGTTTCCTTGTCATAATACGTTCCCTCAATCAATTCAACCATCTCGTTCTCTCGACCTATGTAACTATTTTTCATATCTTGTGGTATTTTTACATCTGGAAACTCTTGGTCTAATACTCCGTAAGGTTTTTTCATTCTTCTATAAACTTTATCGACAGTACCAAATGGACCTTCCTCAAAGGTAACTAAGAAAGTTGGTACAGCAGTGTATCGTAT